TGGATACAACAACGATCTGATCTTGATCAGAGTCAAGGCCCTACCATTAGGTGGGGCCACCTTCTTTTTTTGGTATGGCGTACAGCACTTCTAAAAAACTGACTGACCGGCAAAAGGCTGCAATGCAGCGTCATGCAGAGCATCACACAAGAAAACACATGGTTGAAATGCGGCGTTTGATGAAAGTCGGGAAGACTTTCTCAGAAGCGCATAAAATGGCTATGAAAAAGGTAGGTAAGTAAGCCGTGTCTGCAACCATCATCGCTACCCTCAGCAGCGCGTCAGCCAATAGCTACGTGACGCTTGCTGAAGCCGACGCTTATTTTGAAACCGTTCCAAGCAGCACTCAGTGGGATAACAAGTCAGACGACAACAAGAACCGAGCTTTGATTTCAGCAACACGCTGGATCGACAGTCTGAATTTTTACGGTGATCGTTGCGATACAAGCCAAGCATTGAGCTGGCCACGCAACAATTATCACGTTGATCGCGTTGAGCTGACTTGTAGTGTCATTCCGCCTGACATTAAGTACGCTGCTTATGAGCTGGCGCGTGCTTTAGCTAATGACACGGACTCAATTACAGGGACTACCGGCGATACGGGGTTATACGAAGAAGTCAAGCTTGGAGAGCTCGAAGTCAAGTACAACACTTCTAGCCAAGCTACTGGAACTGTCAATAACGTATTCGACGTTTACCCTTGGTTGCAGTCTTATCTTGGTGCTTATTGTCTTGGAGGTAGCGGTAGCTATCAAGTACGTGTGGTGAGGGGTTGAGATGGCTGGTCAACTTGACACTCTTTTCAAGAACGTTGCTAAATCAGTTGTAGCTGATCTAGGCAAGTCGCTTGACAACACTATTACTTACACTCGCAAAGTGTCTCCCACTTATAACGTCAGTACTGGCGCTTTAAGCACAAGTGACACAGTTTATTCCTTTGACGCTCCATTGGAGTTTATCGATTCACAAGAGCAAGAAGGGCGAGAAGAGCGCAAAGCAAAGCTGTATATCACTCCTGATCAAATAGGAGACAACCAGCCAACCTTTGAGGACACAGTGACTTTGAAGTATGCAGGCTCAAATAGAGTTGCACAAATCACTGACATTCGTACCTACAAAGGCGATCAAGAGTATCTGTTTATTTTGCTGGTGCGGTTCTGATGGCTAAGAAGCGCGGCATCGGCAACATTGCGGGGGATCTGGAACGGCAGATAAACAGTGATTACAACGATCTGATTCAAATGATTGTTAGCGACCTGCCTGATGTTAGCCCTAAGGACACAGGTTTCTTTGCGTCAAGCTGGAAAGCTTCAACACAAAGACCTCAAGCTAGGGATGACAAGCAAGATTTTGCACCGTGGTCGGGATATAAGCGTGGAGCAATGAAGTCTGACGTAAAACCTCGCTACAAGGTGCCAGTTTTCAACTATAAAAAGCAGCCTACCGTTTACATAGGTAATACAGTTTTGTATGCAACTTCTGCGCTTGCTTCAAAGAAAAGCAGCATACCTCAGTATGTTCAAGGCGAAATGGGATCTTTAGTTGCAGAAACTTTCCGCGAGAAGAAGGCTGGAAGAATCTTTGCTCTTACCGGTCAGCAAGGTGTTTCTCCTGTTGGTTATACAAGATTTGGCGAAAATCCTCTTTAAGCTATGACACTTGTTAATGCCAGAGCTGCTTTTGAGAAAGCGGTAACCGATGCAGTCACTGCTGCTGACGCTGCGGTGCTAATGGTTTATGACAACGTTGCTTATACAACTCCTGGCAAAACCAAAAAGTACATTTTGATGAGCATGAACTTCAATCGTTCAACGCTCCAAAACCAAGGCGCTGCTCAGGACTACTACTCCGGGGTTATCCAATGTAATGTTTACGTTCCAAAGGCTGCTGGAACGTCTGTGTTGTCCGCGATTGGTGAGTCTGTTATTGACGGTCTGACTTCTGTAAACGCTTCCGGTTATTCAGACACTTACAGTGTGGTTCCTAGAGTTTTAGACATTGTTGGTCCATCTGTTGTTGAAGCAGAGGATCGTTCTCATTTTATCGGTATCATTTCTTGTCAATTCACAGCAGTGGTGTAATGTACTAGAGCAAATGGTTTTAGTTCATGCGTGCTACTGAGCTGCTTCGGAACAAGTTTGGCGTCAGCCAGCTTTATAAGCACGAAGTCAAGGACGGTGATGATGTGGTGCTTGAGGTATATTGGCATCCATTGACGATTGCTGAGAGAGAGTCAATCCAGAAAAAATCTGGAGACGAGTCCAACGACTTTGCTCTTGGAATGATGATCGAGAAAGCGTTAGATGCTGACGGCAATCGTATGTTCCAAGACGGTGAGCGTGCTGCTCTTCGTCGTGACGTTGAAGCTGCAATCCTCCAGGACATCCAGCTAGCAATGCTGAGTTCTGGAGCGGAAAACAAAGTGGAGGAAGCGAAAGCAGATTTGAAAAGCAAGTAACGACTGGCTTTTTATCTTCTTTTTAGCGAAAGAGCTGGGCATGACGGTAGTTCAGCTCACCGAACGCCTCACTCAAGAGGAGCTTGTGGGATGGGCTGCTTTCTTCGAGATCAAGGCGGAGCAAGAGGAGAAGTCAATTCAAAACGCTAAGTCGGGTCGTGGGGCACGAACGATGGGGTCACGGTAGACTGGAGCGCAGGACTCTACGTGCTCAGCCGTGGCCAATTACAACGTAGATATTGCTTTATACATCAAAGGTGGCGTTGAGCTAGACAAGTTAAATAAAAAGTTAAAACAGACTCAAAAGCTGCAAGAAGAAATAGAGAGGCTTAGCAACGGAGCGTCTTCTGCAAATTACTTACGCAATAAGCTTGAAGCTGAAAAAGATTTTGTTAAGTTCAAAAAAGAAACATTAAAAGCTAACAAAAAAATTACTGACCAAGAGCAAAAGCTTTTTGAAATAACACAAAAGCGTGGAAGAGCAGAGCGCGAATTTGGACAAGAAGGCAATAGACTTGCAAGGCAAAGAACTGCTGAGTTTTTGAAGCAGCAGCGTTTGCTCTTGCGAATGTCAAGACAGTATTCGGAACCGATTGGTCCTGTTGCTTCAGGCGTTAATGAATTTAGGCGAGATAAAGCAAGGCGACAAAGAGCGCAATTTATTGCCTCTGGAGCGCCAGGAGTTCCTGTAGCTGGCGCTCAGCAAGCTCTTCCTGCTTTTCAAGAAAGAGGACTTCAGGCTTTAAATAATTCAATTAAACTAAATGAAAGCCAGTTAAGAATAGAAACAGCATTAAACGGACAAAGGCAAAGAGGCGTTCGATTCTTAGAAGCTCAAAGTAGAGAAGAAAAACGTCAGTTAGACCTTGGCATAGCTGGGCAAAGATCAAATCTTATCCCAGGGGTCTCTTCCGGCAAAGCTGTACCAAGGACTCAACACAGCAGACCTATTGGTCCCAAACCTGCCGGAGCTGGCAGAGGCATGGCTGGAGGCGGCGGGAGAGGTGCCCAAAACCTTGCACTTGGTATCGGCTTCCCACTGCTATTTGGCGGGGGAGTGGGCTCAGTTGCTGGTGGCGCGTTAGGTTCTGTTGGCGGAATGGGCGGCCAAGTTCTTGGCAGTGCTATTGGTGGAATTATTGACCAAACCGTTTCAAATATTGCAAAACTTGGTCAAGCACTTAACCCACTTACAGCTGACATTGAAGCGGTAACGGCAGCTGCGGGCGAAAGCGGCACTGCTTTTGAGCGTTTAGCTAACGAACTTGAGGAAGTTGCGGGTAAGGAAAGAGCTTTAGAGCTAGCAACAGCTCAACTAGCAACTGTGATTGGCGACAAAGGCGTGCGTGCTCTTCGAGAGTTTGGAGAAGAGTCTTCATTCTTGGGTAATGAGTTTGCAAAAACGCTTAGCCAAATAGGCGCAGCTGTCGCTGATCTAGTTAACAAGTCAGGTCTTCTTACAGGGCTTGGAGAAGCTGTGGCCAAGGACAATCTTTTGCGTACTGCTGCTCAGAACACAACAGACCCAGAGTTGAGAAAATTAAGAGGAGAACGGAGGGGAATAGCTGCAACTACTCCCTCTAAGGATTTAGAGGCTGCTTTGCAGGCGCAGGATGATCTTATTGCTGCGCGTGCTCTTGAGCTGCAACAAGCAGAGCAATTGGCAATAGCTGAAGAAGCTCGTATTGAAATTGCAGAGAAAAGAGCTGCGGTGTCTAGCGTAGAAAGAAATCTTATTGAAGCTAAAATAGAGTTAGAAGAATCAGGGTTAGGTATAACAACAGAAACTGGATTCGCGTTAGCGCAAAAAGTTATCGAGCAAGAGACATATGTTGAGCTGCAAAACGCAATTAACGAAGGCACTGGCGTAGAGCTTGTCCAGCAAAATGAATTATTAAAAATACTAAGACTTCAAGCTAGGGCTCAAAAAGAAAAAGAGGCTGAACAAGCTAAAGCAGCCAGAGAAGCGGAAGCTGCTCGAAAAAAAGCAGACAGAGAGGCAGAACAAGAAGAGCGTAAAAGGCAACAGCTTGCAACCGGGCTTCTTGGTGAATACATAAGCCAAGTAGACATAGTTTCACAAAGACGGCAGCTTGGCAAAACAGAGCTAGTGCAATTAGCTGAACAGCGGTCTCGACTTGAATTAATTTACCAAGCCAAAGTTAAGCAAGTTGAAATTGCAACCGAAGACGCAAGCTTAGAAAGTGCAAAGTTGGAAACTTTAAAACAACGAAGAAGTCTTGAGATTGAGCAAATTCAACTTAAAGAAAAACAAATTGAGCTTGAAGGGCGATTAAATCCTTTAAATGGGAATAGTGCCGTTAAGGGTGTTAGAGCAGGATTTAAAGCGGGCAAAGAAGCGGATGAGAAGCTTATTGAGCAAGCTAAAGAGCTTGATGCTTTATACAAGGGCATCGGAGGCACTATTCAGACGGGAATAGTTGACGCGATTGACGCAGGTATTGAAGGATTAATAAACGGAACAAAAGATCTTGGCGAGTCTCTTCAGGAGATTGCGTCAGGAGTCCTTCGGGACATAGGAAAGCAGTTGCTTAGCTTTGGCGTAAAGCTGGGTTTGCAAGCTTTGTCAGGTGGCAGTCCCCTGTTTGCCGCTGAAGGTGCTTATGTCACTGGGCCAACCAGTGCTGTAGTCGGAGAAGGTGGCGAACCTGAGTACATCATCCCTGAATCCAAGATGCGTGAAAGCATGGGTCGTTACTCCAGAGGCTCACGCGGTAACTCTGTTATTCCTGCAAGCGGTGGAGGCGGTGGCGCATCTG